GGCCGTTTCTTTGGTCGGGGTATCTGTGAAAAGGGTTATAACTCTCAAAAAGCCCTTGATGCGGAGCTTAGAGCCAGAATAGATGCCTTGGCATTGACTGTTCACCCCATGATGGCTATGGATGCTACCCGATTACCTAGAGGTTCTAATAATGAGATTAGACCTGGAAAAGTATTACTGACTAATGGTGATCCTAGAGAAGTGCTACAGCCCTTTAATTTCGGGCAGGTAGGGCAGATTACTTTTGCTCAAGCAGATGCCCTTCAGAAGATGGTACAGACCGCTACAGGGGCGATAGATTCAGCAGGGATTCCAGGTTCTATCAATGGAGAAGCCACTGCTGCGGGTATCTCAATGTCTTTAGGGGCTATAATCAAGCGTCATAAACGCACATTGATTAACTTCCAAGAATCTTTCTTAATTCCGTTCATTAAAAAGATTGCCTATCGGTATATGCAGTTTGAAGCTGAAACTTATCCGGTAAGTGATTATGAGTTTGAAGTCACCTCTTCACTAGGCATTATCGCTAGGGAATACGAAGTTACGCAGTTGGTACAGCTACTACAGACTATGGGTTCTGACTCTCCGTTATATCCGGTGTTGATACAGTCTATTATCGACAATATGAACATATCTAACCGTGAGCAACTACAACAGATTATTGCTCAAGCTAGTCAGCCTAATCCACAGGCACAGGAAGCCCAACAAGCTGAACTACAGGCTAGGCTACAGTTTCAAGCCTCTCAGACTAATGCGCTTAATGGACAGGCTATGGAGTCGCAGGCTAGGGCTGAGAAGATTACTCAGGAGACTAAAGCGATTCCTGTTGAGCTTGAGATTGACCAGATTAACGCTGCAACCAAAAACCTAAAGGCCGGTGATGCTGATGATAAGGAGTTTGAGCGCAGAATGAAGGTAACGGATAAGTTACTTCAGGAAAGAAAACTTAACCTAGACGCTGCTATTAGGGCAGATCAGGCAGATACTAACCGAGCAAAACAACAGCCTACGGAGAATCTTCCTAACTAATGTTTAACAGTATTATATTTGAATCTGAAGAAGAGCAAAAAAAATATGACACAGCTAGAGATGCGGCTTATGCAGAAATGTTTAGTACTGAAGGTTGGAAATATTTAATTAAAGATTGTACAGCCGAAGCAAAACTTAAAGATCAAGTAGAAAATGTAAAAAACATGGAAGATTTATATATAACTAAAGGAAAATTAAAAATTATTGCGCTGTTGTTGAATTTAGAAGCAACAACGGAGCATAATAGGGAAAACGAGGGTAGCAAACTTGAGTGGTCTTAGAGTTATTTTTGAATTTAAGTGCAAGAATAACCATGTTTCTGAGAAGTTGGTTTCACGTGAAACATACACAATAGATTGTCCTCACTGTGAGTGTAAGGCTAAAAGAATTATCTCTGCGGTTCGCTGTAGTCTTGAACCTGCAACTGGGAGTTTTCCAGGGGCAACTGAAAAGTGGCTGAAGATGCGTGACCAGCAGATAGCATTAGAACGTAAGGTAGCCGAACCATAGTCCAGTAGCTTAAAGAAGCGAATGGGTAGCTAAATAGGTCTTATGAGGTTTAATGATGGCGAAAATAATTGACCCAGTAAAGGTAGACGAAACGGATACAAGCCCTGTCTTGGAAGAATCTGATTCTACAGAGAATGAGGTTCAGGAAAAGGTAGCAGAGTTACCGGAGCAATACCGAGATAAATCCCCTGCGGATTTGATAAAAATGCACCAAGAGCTTGAAAACAAGCTAGGTGAGCAGGGTTCAGAACTAGGCAAACTTAGGTCTGCTGAAACTGAAGTTAAGGAATTGCGAAGGGTTGTAGACGATTTTGTTCTCAAACAGTCAACTGCCAAAGAAGAACCTGCTGAAGAGGCAGATTTTTTTGCTGACCCTGATAAAGCGGTAGCTGAGAAGATTGCTAACCATCCTGCTATTAAGGAAGCGCAGCAAACAACTCAGCAAATAAAGCAAGATCAGGCTAGACAGCAACTGATGGAGAAGCACCCTGACGTTGGGGATATCATTAAAGACACAGGTTTTGTTGACTGGGTTAAGAGTGACCCCATCAGGATTGAGTTGCTACAAAGGGCAGACAGTCAGTTTGATACGGCTGCTGCTGATAACTTGTTAGGTCAGTGGAAACAGATCAAACAGGTTTCTGAGTCGGCAACCAGTTCTGAAAAAGTAGCTTCCAAAGAAACTTTGAAAAAGGTTTCTACGGGTGGTGCAAAGGGTAGTAGTGAACCTCCTTCAAGAAAAATCTTCCGAAGAGCAGATATTATTAATCTTATGAAGACTGACATTAAACGCTACCAAAGCATGGAGCCTGAAATTAGACAGGCGTATGCCGAGGGTAGAGTAAGGTAAAAGGTAACTACTATGGCTAATGAAACTTCAGGTGCTTATTTTACAGCTAATGCTGCTGTAGATAAGACTGCTGCTGATAAATTCATTCCTGAAATATGGAGTGATGAAGTGATTGCGAGCTACGAGAAAAATCTCAAGATGGCTCCTCTTGTTAAAACCCTTAACTTTTCAGGTTCTAAGGGTGATGTTATTCATGTTCCCAAACCCACTCGTGGAAGCGCGGCTGCTAAGTCAGAAGCTACTGCGGTGACTATTCAAGCGAATCTTGAAAGCGAAATTACTGTTACTATTAACAGACATTTCGAGTATTCACGCTTGATTGAGGACATTGTTGAAGTACAGGCACAAGCGTCATTACGATCCTTCTACACTGACGATGCTGGCTATGCTCTGGCAAAGCAGGTAGATGATGATTTATTCCGCGCTGGTACTGGCTTTGGTTCAAGCACACTAGATATGACTGTCGTAATTGATGGCTCTACTGCTGCTGGTACTGCCTTTGAGAGCGCAAACTCATTCTTTGTTGATGCTTCTAGTGGATTAACTGCGTATACAGACGATACTGTCGTAGCTGCTGATGTATTTACAGATGCAGGGTTTCGTGGATTAATCAAGAAAATGGATGATAATGACGTTCCTATGACGGATCGTTCGTTTATTATTCCTCCTACGTTGCGATCTGCAATTATGGGTATTGATAGATATGTATCTGCTGATTTTACTTCACCTCAGACTGTTCAAAGCGGTTTGATTGGTCAGGTATACGGCATTGACATCTATGTTTCGTCAAACTGTCCTGTTATTGAGGATGCTGGCAGCAACTCTTCTGGTGCTAAAGATATTCGTGGTGCATATTTGATACACAAAGATGCCATCATGTTAGCCGAGCAGATGGCTGTTAGGTCACAGACTCAGTACAAACAAGAGCATTTATCAACGCTTTATACTGCTGATACGCTCTATGGTGTACAGGCATATCGTCCAGAAGCAGGATTCATTCTCTGCGTTCCAGACGTATAAGATGAGGTACGGAAGGGGGGCTTTGCCCCCTTTCTTGCTTTATGGCGAAAGACCCAAAGCTCGAGAAAGCAGGAGTTTCTGGCTATAACAAGCCTAAGAAGACTCCAAATCACCCTACAAAAAGTCATGTTGTGGTCGCTAAAGTAGGCGATAAAACAAAGACAATTCGTTTCGGTCAACAGGGCGTTAAGGGTGCTGGTAAAAATCCGAAGACGAAAAAAGATAAAGCACGAAGAAAGTCTTATTATGCTAGGCATAATGCACAAGACCCAAATCCTTCTAAGTTAAGCGCAAGATATTGGTCACATAAAGTTAAGTGGTGATTTAAATGGCAGCTAAAATTAAACTCAAAAGAGAAACGGGAGGAGCAGGTGATACGCCTACTACTTCTGACATTGAAGCCTATGAGATAGCGCAAAATGTAACAGACAAAAGATTATTTGGTAGGGATGGTAGTAATAATATCTTTGAGTTTGGTATCAACCCTACCTCTATAGCTACTGGAGCTATTACGGCTACAGGGACAGTAACCGCTAATTCACAACTTGCTTCCTCAAATGCAGTATTAACAGGTGGTTCAGTTAATGGAATGGTCATAGGAGCGTCTACTGCTGCGGCTATTACGGGTACTTTGATTACTGCTAACACTAATTTTGCGGGAAATATCACCGGAAATGTGACCGGAAATGTCACGGGAAATATTACTGGAAATACAACCGGAGACTTAACAGGTAATGTCACTGCCGGTTCTGGTACAAGTACATTCAACAACCTAGTTATTAACGGGACAGTAGACTTTAATACGGCTGTTCTGACTGACCTTGGAAGCCCCTCGAACTCAACAGACGCAGCCACTAAGGGGTACGTAG